CTCATCATCATCCGGGACTAAATCGGGTAAGTCACTAAAATTTGAATTCATAATGTTTTTAAGTTGACAAACTGATTCACTATTTGTCAGAGCTTTCTCGTTGTAATTACTGGTTTTACTATTCATTTGTAGGTTACTTATTAATGGGGTAAGAGTCGAACAACACGCTTCAGTAAATAACTGATACCATGAGGTCTTGTCCATACCCACGCCGAATGCTTTTCTAAATCCTTCATTGAACGGTCCGATCAGTTCATTGAACTTTTCTTTACCGTGCAAAGCAAATTCTCTGGCTATTAATCCGCATTTATCACGCAAAATTATATCGCCATCCGTTTTTCGCGTCCAATTTATCATTTCCTTTAATCTGGTTAAATCCATGGGAGCCACAAATCTACCAAGCATTTTTTCTTTCCTAAAATTTCTCTTGAGAAACGTAACTTCATAAATTGTACGTCTGCGTCCTTCCAATACTTCTTTAGTTTCCGGAGTATATGTTAATCCTAAAATTTTCATGGGCTCTGGTAAGGTATTTTCATTATAATATTCTGCATATTTAGGATCACAAGAAAATAATGAATCATCTCCATGATCAAACAAGACGACAGCCTGGTTAAACGTCCAAAAATAATCGTAAGTTTTAACCAAAACAGTACATAAAATCATGTAAAAACACAGTTTATGATCAACTCTATTGAGCATACTATTGATCAGCGCAGTCATTGGATGACCGCTAGGCAGGCTTGAGTCCCACAATACAACTTTATCATCAACCACGTGATATGTTCTATATAATGTAGTCCAGAGACATCTTCGGACATTTCTCTCTTCAATAGTTTGTCCTACATAAAAAGCATCAATGATAGGAAACATTGCTTGTATTGTCTGAGGTACATGATCCGTGTCGAATCCTTTAAAATCACCAGCATTTATCCACCAGTTTTTCTCACCCAATGCACGTGCCATCGTATCCCATTCGCGACCATATGGATTAATACCTATAGTATGTCCATTGTGAATGCGATTCTTTAACATGTAAATAATAAATGATCCAAGATAAACTTTACAAATATAATTCAATGCAAACGAACACGCGCTAAAATTACGAGTATCATAACCTAAAATCTTGGACAATTTCCTTAATTCATCCTTTAGATTATCAATAAATGCAAATTTAGGAATGATCCCTTTCTCCATATTCTTGATCATACCATCACATTCGTTTAAAAACTTAATCAAGTACGGATTATCCATATCTACGTCGCCTTCAGAACCTAACCACAAATGCTTACCTTTAGTTCCTTGCTTTTCAAAGATATAAGGTGCTCCTGGACTAGTTCCTCTACTTATAGGGCCCGAATCACTATCATCCGCAACTCCACACAACGCTTCGCGTGATGTCAATAACCGAGGTTCCACATAAAATGGTGAATTGGAATTATAAAAATCAATTTCGGATTCAATACATCTTTCCAACATTTCTTCGTCAATATGCACTCCGCTTTTGCGACTATATTTTGACAAAGCCTTGACTTTAGGATCTATACGTTCCCCATCGACAATTATTGGATGTAATAATGCAGGTTTCATTGTGGCTTCTTGAAACAATCCATACATGCGCGATTTTACCCAAGTACTTTTAGTGAATGACGGAACTACGCGACTCTGACACACTTCAACAAAACCATTCATCTGCCAATCGAGCGGTTTGTTTCCATAAACGTGTGTATAATCTACTTCCGCAAACTGGTCTATTAACATTGGCTTATCTCCTGATCTAACTTTATCATAAGCTAAGTCGAGCCACTCAGCGAAAATTGATTCGGTAACAGCTTTTTCATTTTCTGGTGTTCCAGCAACGTGTAAACCCAAAATTTTCCTCATTGGGACTGCACGGTTAACTTCAAAAACTAATGCACCACAATGCCCATCAGCTGTTTTCATACGCATTGTATACGAATTTGGAATAATTTTCTTTTCACCATTTGCACCCGTAACAACTTCGAAACTCTTTTCGGCAGTTGCCGTTTGTTGATCGACAAACTTAATACCTTTTCGACACATGAATATTTTAAGACTAACTTGATTATATACCTTTTTAAAGTCTGAGCTTCTCTTAAAGAATTTTCTTATATCACGTTTAGCTCCTATCCTTTCAGGAAACAAAACAATTTGTAATTCTGAATCTTCCATACCTGGTACCTTAACTGCACCACTTAAGAATTCTCGAATTGATAAAGTATATCTGTTTCTATCCGGATCACTATCGGCCATACTTACTAAAGTAAAGATAGTATCTAGAGTTTCTGGGCGCTGATCATCTCTTACCCATTGTTCTACATGATATAGAAAATGTGCAGGCATAATAGCTAAGGTTCCAGCAAAGAACAATATTTGTCCTCGTTGCTCCTGACCACTACCAGAACCAGCGCATAAAGCGAAGCAATTCTTCATAACTATGCTATCTGTTAACGTGTCTCCATTTGGATCTGCTCCTATTCCCATCTGTAAATGTACAGGAGCATATTCTTTCTGTATTTCCGCCATCGATTTCGTTGGAGCTTGCTTACTCAAAACTACCTTGGTTGGAGATTGCAACTCTACAGGTTCTTCAGAAAAGAACAGTGATTTGAACGTGAAAAACATTGCAATACTAGACACAGCCCCAATCACATAACTATGTTCTTTTAAAAATTCCATAATTTTATTTCCGGTTGTTGCTTCTGTTTTAAGAGATTCTAATTGCGCTAAACTTTCAAATTCTATTGCATTAACACATTTTATTTCCGACAATCCTAATGTGATCCAACGGTCAGTTCCTGTTCCATGTTGGTATTCCGACATAAATTCAGGATACTTTCTTATAAAATTACCTATAAATTCATCATAATTTTGAAATATAACACCAGATTTACTCTCTAACAGAGCCATGAAATTTCTCAACAGTGAAAACTCTCTTGGAATATCTTCGATACTACCTGGTTCACATTCAAAACTAGTTGATGGGAAAACATTATACCTAGAAAGTATTGCATCCTTTTTTGCTGCGAAGTCGGAACGACTTTTTAAATTCGCAGCGTAAATCTCTTCACGGTGTTTTCTCCCAACAACTATTCGTTCATACAACTCGTCCAATCCCCCTGGGATCAGCCTATTGCTAACTGGATTATTACTCCTATCTAGAATTACGTCATACAATTCAAAAATATTTGGGTCTATAACCGCAGCTCCAGTAGTAGAGTCTTTAACTCTAGGCATCTTAGAGAAGTCAGGTCTTCTATCCCAAACACTATCACCTGCAGCATTACCTTCATCATAACAGAATTCTCTTCTCACAGTTGCAAATATGTATGAATGTAACCTTCTAATAACGGCACCTGGATCTTCCAGGCTATTGATACGAAACTCTTTAATGTTAGTTGTAGCAAACACATATTTTGATGTAAAATAAGCGTCTCCTTTATCTTCCAAATTAGCCATAGGTAATGGAAAAGGAACCGTATTAACAGCTCTAATCCACCATTCATAAACATTATTTTCCATTCCTGGTTGGTCCTTCTGAACACCCAATTCATCTAACCTACATACTTCTTGATGTCTATAACCATCCTCATGCTTAGAGAAATCTTTAGTAAAGACATAATCTGCATATGTCATACCGTCACTTCGTGCTTTGGTAGTTTGATCCTTTGTATCTAAATACTTATTGGCATCAACCGCTTCAATTTTCCTATCATAAAATAAACGTAAAGCTAAATTTTCTACAATCTCGGTCTTTAATACACCTGGAGGTCCTGAAATAACAACACTATAAGGTTCTGGTCTAGCACCTGAAGATTGAGCTTTCACTCCTCCAAACCTATGGACTAAACCTTTCAAATCGTTATAGATTGCATCTAAAACTGACGAAGCTCCAGAGTTCTTCTGAATTTTATATCGAATATTAACACAGCGTTTTATTAAACAATCTAAAATTTCAGCACTTTGTAAAGTATGTGGTATCTTGCCTTGCCTACAGTCTAACTGAAAAGCTTTAACAGAAACAAAAAATTCTGAAATTTCGGTTTTTTGTTCAATACCCATATACCATTCTGGTGGAATAACAGTCATATCTAAAAGATATTTTGCAATAGCATCAATCGTTTCAAAAATATAATTAATAATCCCAATAGCTCCGGTACGTAATCTCTCGAAATTCATAACAAAAAAACCTAGATCTTTTAGTTTTAGTTTCGTAAGTCCCATTTGATTAACGATAAAATCGATAACCCCATGAAACCATTCATTTCTAGCACCCCCAAACATCTGTTTTTCGTTCTGAGGTTGTTCTTTCGTGAGATCAGTTATAAAAGAAAGAATTTCTGGTCCATGCAATGTTGCTGCAACAACCGCACAACCCATTGCAATATTCCTCGATTCTTTCCTTCCGGACATAAAGAAGTCCACACCATAAACGGCTGCTACAATGCAAATCAAAAAAGTCCCTCCTTGTCGTATATTTGTTATCGCGGTACCACCCAATTCTTTAAGGGTGGACGACATTTTAAGGGAAAGTTCATCTGGTAAATCTTGTAGCACATCTGTTAGGCTCTCTAATTGTACTTGAGCTTGTTTTATATCACCTCCTATTAAACCACTAAACATTTGTAATTTATTAGGTACTAAATGAGATAAGATATCATTAAATTTCTTTAAGAATTCTGGATCCTCGCACATTTCATTAAACATATATTCTGGCAATGGAGCAAACACATGCTTCATATATCTTAACGATTTTTTCGCTTCTCCTCTGGAGATATGTCTAATAAAGACTAAACTTTTTCCATTACAAGAAGACTTCAAAGCAGGTGTCCTAATATGTATAACATTCGGCATTCTGTCTACAGGACCAGGATTGACTTCAATATCAGCCATCGTAGAATCTCTGGATTTCTTAAATTCATCTTGAAACGCCATAATTCTATAAAATTCTGATTCATAATACGGAATTGGTTTATTCAATTCACATTCATCTAAAACCATTTGTTTCGTATACACATAACATTCTTCAGGCTGTGTATAGCACGCAACCGGAGCAATATATTGAATACATTCAACTGATCTAAAGTTCAATTCTTTTTCATATAAGCGATTTATTATTCTATCCACATCACCAACAAGTGTATAAAACAGCAAGAACATACAACAAATAAAAAGGTATAATCCCTGTAATAAAATATGCATTCGCCTTAAGTATGGTACTAAAATTATCATTTTGCCACTAACAGCTAATTGATTATTCACAAACGCCATACATAAAAACTGAAAAGGACCTGGATTCTCTTCAACATCGCTCCAACAACTATTACGTGCAACGATATGATGATTTGAAATAATCTCGTCATCTATCAAGCAGTCATAATGTTGCAAATCATATCCATAAGGGAAACTAATAGAGTTGCACTTGATCATTTGGATGGCATCTCTAGCAGTCTCATTAAAGACTTCGATCGTATTAGCAAAAGCATTATTGAATGGTTGACCATAATGATAAGCTAAAATTATACGATGTTTATTATCACCATAGTCAAGATAACTAATAGTGATTTTAGGAACAATTCCATTAAAACACAATTCAGAGGACGAAAGTGAAAATAATGGAGATAATTGAATAGTTTCAGTAAACTTATTCATATATCTAGTATCAGCGACTCTACCAAAAGTAAAGACGCTAGTGATTTTAAAATTAGTGTGGAAATCACTTAAATAATGAGTTTCTGTGGAAGGTTTCTGTGTGACAATAGAAACCTGATTCTTCAACAACAGTAGGTTGAAGGATAATTTTACAGCCAATATGATCGGATCCCGATAATTTGTTGCATTAATAGTTTTTTTGCTTCTTAAAAGAGTTTTTGTTAAAGTATCGAAGTATTGTATTGTTGTAACCATATTGTGTAAATTTTATCACGTCTTTACGCATCAATGTCTTTCCATTGTCATCTGTCTTTCCAGAAGTCCTCAAGTTCTACAAAATGAATTGAATAGGTATTCCTAGATAATAAATATCGTTATCGCAAGATTATATAAAAGTCGTCCAAGCGTAGTGAAAAGGAG